AAGCCGCTCAATATCAAGATCAAAAATCCCGGCGCTCTGACCAACCGAGCGAAGCGGAACAAACGTACTGTGAACGCCCAGGCCCAGCACGACAAAGTTCACGGAACACCGGCGACAAAGACTCAGGCGAATCTCTACCTGAATGTCTTCAAGCCGTCCAGCAAGAAGAAGAAGTCAAGCAAAAGTCCAGCGCGCAGTAAGCGCAAGTAACAGGGGAGCGTATAATGTATCTGTTGTTCGCCACTGTGGCGTTCGTCATAGCTGTCGGTCTATCGGTCACGGAGATTGGTAGGCGTGACAGAGCGCGACGTCAGCGACGAGGCACTCGACCGGAATACAGGTCCGGTCAGAAACATTATCTGATATCAGATTGGGCGACTTCTTGCGACAAGTCGCTGGCTTGGTCTCAGCAACGACGTAAAAGGAGCAGCTAATGGCAAGACCAGCGGCGATACGCCCGCTTGGGCGGTCCCGTCACGTACGCATCTGTATCCATAGCGAACCTGGCGGTGGCAAGACGAGGCTCGCCGGTACATCGCCAGGTAAGACGCTGTTGCTGAGACCTCCGTTTGAGCATGTTGACTCCATCATCACGGCCGGAGTGACCAACTGCGAGGAATGGATCATCAACGACTGGGATGAGATGAACGAGGCGCTCGACTATCTCAGGCACGACGGCGGTGAATGGGATTGGGTCTGGCTTGACTCGATCTCACTCTGGCAGGATGCGGGTCTAGATGACATCTGGGAAACGACCATTGCCGAGAAACCGGCACGCGCCCGCTACGGGCTGGACCGACCCGAGTACGGGATCAATATGTCCCGTCTGGCTCGTTGGGTTCGGCATATAGTCGGTCCCGACCTATTCAACTTTGGAATCACTGCTCACTCTGAACCCCTGGCCTCGCCAGACAAGGATGAGGACGGCGATCCCATCATCAAGTTGATGCCTTGGGTCCAGGGCAAACAGATGGCTAACAAAGTTTGTGGCTACATGAACCTAGTCACGTTCTTGGAGGTACAGCGAGGCAGCGACGACAAGCTGATCCGCGTTCTCCATACGACCAGTACCGACGTTTGGTACGGCAAGAATCAGTTCGACAAAGGAGGGGATGACTGGTCAATCAAGAAACCGACGATGCCGGGATTGCTGGAACGCATCGAGGCGGCTCGGGCTACAAGCAAGCCCAAAGCCAAAGCAATATCTAAAACACGACGCACGGCCCGAAACAGGGCTGCGCAACGGAGGGCATAAATGCCTAAAGTAAAGTATGACGTCTCAAATGTCGAGGACTCCGGCGGCTTTGAGCACGTACAGCCGGGGATGTACCAGGGGAAGATCATCGAGATCAACCTCAAGGAAAGCGGCTCGGGTAACGGGCCGATGTTCGAGGTCATCTTGCAGCCCGTCAAGACGGCGGATGGCAAGACCGTCAAGCCGAAGGACAAGAAGAAGCAGATCGCTCGGGTCTACACCTACGTGCTTCTGGAGCACGACCCGTCGGCCTGGAAGCTCAAGGAGTTCGCCAAGGCCGTCGGTCAGAAGGAGAAGGGCACGTTCGACACGGACAAGCTCGTCGGACTCACGGTTCAGATGAACCTCAAGCCCGACAAGGACCTCAACGATCAGTACCGGCCTCGCGTCGGCAAGCTACTGGCGTTGCCCAAGAGTGCAGAGCCAGAGCCAGAACCGGATGAGCCGGATGAAGATGAGGATGAGGATGAGGGCACCGACGAGGCGTACACTCGCGCCGACCTCGGCGATTTGGAGGACGACGAGCTGATCGAAGTCGCCGCTGAGTTCAACATCGACAAGCCCGCCGGCAAGATGAACGCCACGAAGCGCAAGAAGCTCATCACGGCGATCCTCGACGCCCAAGAAGAAGATGAGGGCGACGAGGACGAAGATGAGGACGAGGACGCCGATGAGGAGGACGAGGACACCGGCGAGGACGAGGAGGATGAGGAGGACGAGGACGAGGATGAGGATGAGGAGGAGTCACTCGCTGACCTCGACCGTGCCGGCCTCAAGGCGTTCATAGCCAACCTCGAACTCGACATCCGCGTCAAGAAGTCGATGAGCGACGACGACATCCGCGAGGCAATCGAGGAAGCTCAGGCCGACGAGGATGAGGACGAGGACGAGGACGAGGGCGATGAAGAAGAGGCCGTGGACTACACCGCGATGTCCATCGACGCTCTCAAGAAAGAGGCGCAGGAGCGCGGGCTGTCCACGAAGGGTAGCAAGAAGATCCTGGCCTCTCGACTCGCCAAGGACGACGAGGACGAGGACAACCCGTTCTAACCGTCAACTGATCGACTAGAAAGAGGACTCAAGTGAGCGGGCAGAAACGCAGCGACGTGTTTCGCACCCGTGATCTTCCGTTAGCTGCTTACCTGGCGCTCCATCATATAGACTATGTCTCGATGGAGCGTCAGGGGAAGCATGGCTTTTGGGTTTACAAAAGCGACGATCACCTAGATCAGTTGCTGGCCATATATGAGAACGGCGAGGTCACAATTGATCTGCGGAAGTATCTAGATTGCGTATCGAAGGTTCGTTCAGAGCTGTACGCATTTCTTGATATCGGCTAGGTGATATGAGGGCAAAGGAGCAAATCCGACTTCTCACGCCATACTTAGTTGGCGAGAGGGCGCGAGCGGATGGAGAATGGGACCTCCATTGTCCGTTGCACGAGGACAAGAAACGCAGCGCCCAGATCAACTTTGAAAAGGGAGTCTGGTTTTGCCATACTGAACAACTGGGTGGTAAGGTTCAGGACTTGATTGATCAAATAGATGAATGGGTATCACCGCCTCGCCCTGGGCATAGTGTCAGCAACGGTGGAAGCCAGGCGACCGAGAGTATCAGCGATGCAAAGATTCAAGGTTGGTGTAGCGCGATGATGTCGAATGAAGTCGCGCTTGAAGAACTAGTCACCGTACGCGGCTTGACTACAAAGACGATAGCAGAGTATGAGATCGGCTGGGACTCAGGGCGCGACTGTTATACGATTCCCATTCGATCAGAGGACGGCGATTTACTCAACGTCCGTAGGTATCAGATTAGACCTCCCAAGGGTCGCCGGAAGGTGTGGGGCATTACCGGCATGAATCAGCCCCGGCTCTATCCCATCAAGATTCTGGACGCCGACGAGATCATCATTTGCGAGGGCGAGCTTGACGCTCTCATTACCAACCAAAATGATTTCTCAGCGATCACCAAGACCAGTTCGGCACTCAACTGGAACACGACATGGAATCAGAAGTTTGCCGGCAAGTTAGTCTACATTTGCTACGACTGCGACAATGCCGGCCAAGATGGAACTCGTAAGGTAGCCAGGGCGCTAGTGAACGTAGCCCGCGAGGTACGGATCGTGAGACTCCCGTATCCGGTCACCGACAAGCATGGTAAGGATTTGACCGACTGGTGGATAGAACACGATCAGGATAAGAACGGATTCAAGCGCCTACTTGAAGAGTCAGAAGTCTTTGACGCAAACGTACCCTCTGATGCAGCTGAGCGACAAGACCCGACTGATACAACCGCTATTGAAGCGTTGGACTCTCGCATGGTTGGTCGGCCAGTGAGACTTACGGTGACTATCAAAGGGAAGCGCGAGCCTGGGTACTCCGTTCCACGCAAGGTTCAGTTCCGTTGTACGCGTGATGCCGGAGTCAAATGTAACTTCTGCCCGCTGTTCGCTTCTGGCGACGATGAGAAGGTCATAGCCGGTAGTGACCCGGTAGTCCTAGCGATGATAGATGCGAGCGATAAACAAGTCAAGGAAGCGGCTCGCATACAAGCCGGGATTGTCAAGTGTAGCAAATTGCGGACCGAGTTCAACGAGTACCAGGCAGTCGAGATTCTGTTCGCACGTCCGTCTGTAGACCATTCTGCCAACGGCGGGGCTGGTGACTACAAGTCGATCAAGTTGACCTCGGTAGGGCGTCACGATACGCAACCGAACAATACGGTGCGAGTCGTCGGTGCCTTGCAGCCCGATCCTCGCCGGCATCTGAACGAGTTCCAAGCTTGGGACGTAGCCAAGACTGAGTCAGAGATTGATAGGTTCAGCCTGGATACGGAGGGTGCGGTCAAGAGGCTCA